GAGAAGGCAGGGACGCCAGCGCCGCGTCTGCGACGCGCTTGAAGTCGATCACGGCGGCTACCTACGATGTGGCCAGATTTCGGCCAGCAGACAGCGGTCCGTCGCCTCGGTGCGCAATGAGCCAGAGGCCGAGAAATGCGTCGGCACCATGGCGGTGGTGTGCACCCGCTCCGCCAACGCCGGCCGGCGCGGTGCCGGGTGCGAGCCGGATGCCCGGGACGCCTGGTAGGCCTGCACACCCTGCCGCTGCCGTTCGCGCCAGGCCTCATCGTGCAGCCAGCGGCCGCGCAGATCGGTCGGCGCCGGCGCACCCGGTACCAGCGAGTACAGGCCGCGCGCACCCGGCTCGACAGCGTGCCGTACCAGCAGCCGGCGACCGGGCCGGTTCAACCCGCGCAACCCTGCCGCCACCGCGTCGCGATCCAGCCCGGCTTCGCGCTCGATCTCGCGCCGGGTGGCCGGACGGTTGAACGAGCGCAGTGCCGTGTACACCTTCATGATCACGTGCACGCCGGCGCCTCCCCGTCGGGCGACGCATTGCGTCGGACCAGCTCGCTTCGGATCAGCTCGACATCCTCCATCGCACGCCGCCGCGTGTCGGCCGTCTGGCCGTACTGGACCTTCGTTCGCGCCAGGGATAGCAGCACGTACAACTGCGGCGTGCTCTCGTGCCCGTAGCGCGATGTCGTCATGCGCAGGCCGCCGCGACGGGGGCTGCGCGAAAGACCACGCGCCCAACTCGTGGGCCAGCCAACAGACAGACTCGACGTGCCGAGCGACGATAACGTACCAGGACTATTGCCCTGAACATCGCGTCGAGTTGACTCCGGGTGATCACGTCGCGCTACTCGCAACGACGGTCGTGGGTGTCGGCCGTCGTACCGCCGGGACTGCCCGACCCGGCGACCCGGGCGTTACCGCTGCCGGCGACCGACGAAGAAGAAAACCCCGCCCGCGGAAGCGCCTGCCTACCAGTAGCCACGGAGGAGGGGGGGACCGTGACGGAGAGGCGCATCGGGGGATGCGGGCGAGGTGGAAAGTGGTCATTCCCCGCGATTCCCTGAAGTTCCCTGCGATGCCGCTGCGATTCCCTCGCGCCTCAAAGAGGTCTGCAGGAGATTGGCGGCATGGATCTGCCGCAATGCCCAGTTGTGCAGGATGTCCCGGACGACTTCCGACTTGTCGAGGACGTGCGCGCGGGCATAGGCCTCCAGTGCGCAGTCCGTCTCGGTGGTCACTTTGGCGCGCAGATCGCGCAGGTCGATACTCAAAGGGCCCCCTCGTTGACAGCCGCTCCGACGAACATGCGTCGTATCCCCGTTACAGCTCATCGTCCGCCGGCAGCGAACGCCTGCGCTCAGGTTCGGCCGACGCTGCTGCTTGCTCGGCAGCGGGGCCGAAAATGTCCGGGCGCAGTACGTGGCGCGAAATTCCGGTCGCCCGTTCGACGGCCAGTACCCGACCCGCGGGGACGCCCTTATGCAGCCACTGAAAGACCGCAGAGTGAGTGACGCCAATTTCCCGCGCCAGATGCGTGGCCGCACCGCGCCGTTCGAGGAAGTCATGAAGCATCATGCCGCCAATGGTAGCTGTACTCCCAATGTAATGCAAGCCCCGCTACCGCCGCGACGTTTCGCCATATTGCACAATGACGAAATGCAAGAGACGCTACCGGAAGCGCTTGGCCGGAGGCTCAGGGAGGCCCGGGAACGCGCGTCGCTCACGCAGAAGCGAGCCGGCGACTTGCTGGGAGTCGGAGGACACAGCCCTGTCGGACAATGGGAACGGGGCGTCACCCTGCCGTCGCAGCTCAACTTGATCTTCTGTGCGGAGCTTTATAAAGTCTCCCTAGACTGGCTGGTGTGGGGAATGCGCAACGACCGGGAAGAAAGACTCAAGAAGTTACCGCCGATCCTACGGATGCCGCTCATCGAGCGGATCGAGAAGGACATCGCCGACGCCGAGCAGATCGTGAAGCGGCTGCCGCAACAGTTCGGCGGGGACGCCGTACTGGACGATGACGAGCGACTCCGGCTTTGGTCTGCGGAGGAGAAGCAGCGCCAGCTGCGCGAAGGTCAGCCGCCGGCCGCGACGAAGAAACCGGCACCGGGGACGCAGTAGCCGACCTGGCGCAACGGGGAAGCAGCGAGGCCGCCCTATGCCGCACGGCACTATCCTGATCCTGCTGCTGACCGCCACGGCCTGCCCGGCCGCTTGGGCCGAGGTATACCGCTGCACTGTGGACGGAAAGACCGTCTACAGCGATCGCCCCTGCGATGCCAAGGCGACGCCCCTTGCCATCCCTGTCTCGCCTGCTACTGCGCCGGCACCAGTTACCCGCGACCTCGCTAAGGAGAACGCGGACACTGATGCGCGGATTCGCAAGAAGGTCGCCGCCGACCTCGCTGAGCGCCAGGCGTATCGCGCCGAGCAGGACCGCTTCATGCGCAAGTGTCAAGGGTATCGCGACGAAATCCTGCGCCAGCAGGCTTGGCTGAACGCCACCTCGACCGTCGTGCGCCAGGCGGCTGCGGCCGAAATTGCGATCCAACGCCGCAACCTGAGCCGCGACGGTTGCGACACCCAGCGCTGACCGAACCCGCCCCGTACCGGCAATCGTAGAGCCCGCTTCGGCGGGCTTTTTGTTGCTCTCGTCTCCTTCGTCGCCGGGCCGAAGTGGTAGCCCCCCTTGCATTGTTGTGGGAGTGTGGCTACCATTCCGTTTCATGAACCCCGACGCACTTATCGCCGCAGCTCGCCGCCGTTCGCACGAGCGGATCAACCGCATCGTCGGACAACGGCTACGCCGGCAGCGCGAAGAGGACGAACGCCGCGCCGCGCGCGGCAAACCTGCAACCAAGGAGGCGCAATGACGAATCAGTTGCACGAGCTGCCGGACGTGCCGCTCGAACCGCCGGAGAGCACCGCGGCAATGGCCGCGCGACTCGCGCTGGCGCAGTCGCTGGCAGCGATGAAGCGGGCCCACTGGCCCCAGACGGCGGACCAACTGGCCGCGATGACGGCCGTTCGCCACGCGTTGCGAGGTGCCGCGTGACCGACCTAGAGAATGACCACATCGCGGCCACCAAGCAGACCTCACTGCGGGTGTTGCGCGCGCTGCAGCGCAAGCTGGAACGCGAGGAAGTCACGCATCTCCGCGCCTTGGCGAACAACCTGCAGGCGCAACTGGAAGAGGCGCAGCGCGAAGCGGCCATCAGCGGCGAACTCGCCGACTTCTGGTCCGACGCGTTCTATCGGCTGCAGGAGACGGCTACCGGGGCAGTCGTCGGGTTGACGCAAGCGGGCGAGATCGTCATCGGGCAAGGAGTGCCCGCATGACGCTCCTCGACCTCACGCTGCAACAGCAGCAGGCCCAGCACGACGCGGCGGTGGCCGCACTCCACGCCCGCAGCGCCGACATCGCGCTGCTCGAGCGGCTCGGCACGGACCTCCGGGCGCGCGGCTGGAACGCCCAACCGCACGTCACCATCGGCGCCGTCGCCGGCGCCGCGCGCTGCGAGCTCTGGCTGCACCTCAGCGCCACCCAGGTCGAGCTTGCCGACGTGATCGAGTTCCTCGGCGCCGACGGCGTGTCCGCGTCGCGCGTCCTGCACCACGAACGGCGGACGCTGCGGCATTACTCGCTGCGCCTGGGCAGCTGCACGGTGCAGCTGCATGCCTACGTGCCTGCCGGTCGATGAGGACGATCCGCGAGTGTTTAGGCTCGAATCCACGCGGCCAGGGAGGCGGCATGACGCTCTTCGCTCTCCACGTCAACGGCCAGAGCGTCGTGCGGCTGGTCGTCGCCGCGTCGGCGAATGCGGTCATTCAGTTCCTGTCGCCCACCGATCGCGCTGCCGGGTATCTGATCGTGGCACAACCCAGGACGACGCAGCAGTGATCGCCGTCGGCTCCCGCGTCATCTACGACGGCAAGGTCGGCGTCGTTCTCAACCTTGGCCGCTCGATGGCCGAGGATCGCCTGATTGCACAGGTGGATTTCGGTGCGCGCCGCATCCTGCGCGTGCCGGTTGAACAACTCAAGGAGGTCGCATGAAATTCGTGAAGCGCATGCGTGCGTGCCTGCTGCGCCGCCGTCTGGCGTCGATCGCGCAGGACATCGAGGTCATCGAACGCGGCCGCGCCGTCATGGCCGCCGACCTCGACCGGCTGATCCGCGCCGCAGTCTCCACGCGCGCCGACCTTTGGCACCTGGAGAACCCGCGCACCAGCGGCGGCCATTTGCGCTCGCTGTCGTCGCCCCTCGTGCGCCGCGCCGAGCTGCGCCAGGTCGTCAGGAGGGCTGCCTCGTGAGCGTGATGACCAGCGTCTGCGCTTGGATCGTCACCCACAGCGCCGAGTCCACGTTCCGCATGCGGGACATCGTCAACGCTACCGGGATCGACGTTAGCCAGGTCTCCAACTCGCTGCGCACGCTGACCGACACCGGAGCGGTCCGCATCGTCACCGGCAACGCCGGCAGAGGCGGCAACACGTACCGGGTGGCCGAGCTGCAGGCGGTTCGGCTGCGGTCGTTCGCCGGGAACAAGCCGGCCAGGGAGCCGGAGCCAGCCCCCGCGCTTGTCGACGGCGAGGTTCCGGGCGACACCGGCCAGGACTTCCTGACGTACGCGCTGGATCACGACGGCGATCTGCAGATCATCCAGCCCGACGGCGAGGCGTTCACCATCGACAACGAGAACGCGCGGCGGTTGGTCGCGTTCGTCGCTCTGCAGGCGAGCGCGATCCTGATGGCGGGTCGGCAGTGATGCTCCGTCCTGTCGTCGGCGTCTGTGGCAAGGCGCGGTCCGGCAAAGACACCACCGCCGAAGCGATTCTGCGCATGGGCGGCGGCATCTACCGCTACTCATTCGCGGACCCGTTGCGGGCGATGGTGCGCGCCGGCTTCGGAGTCGACACCGCCGACGCGTACTGGCAGCGGCACAAGGAAGAGTCGGTAGCCGAGTTCTGCGGCCGCAGCCTGCGGCACGTCCTGCAGACGCTCGGCACCGAGTGGGGCCGCGAGCACATCCACCCCGACATCTGGGTGCGCCTGGCCGCCGACGAGCTGTCCACGCGCGGGCCGGGCATGGTCATCGCGGACGTGCGGTTCGGCAACGAGGCGAACTGGATCCGCAGCGTCGGCGGGCTCTTGATTCACCTCACGCGCCCGAACGCGCCAGCGGTTCGCCAGCACGCCTCCGAGGCGGGCGTCGGGCGCGAACCCAGCGATCCGCTGATCGTCAACGACGGCTGCATCGAGGAGCTGTACGAGTCCGTGCACGACGTGATCTACGGAGTCATCGCATGAGCGGCAAGCTGACCGAACGCGAGGCCGCAGTGCTCGAACTGGTGGCGCTGGGCCTGTGCAACAAGCAGATCGGCCGCGAGCTGCAGCTGACGGCGAACACCGTCCGCACGCACTGCGGCCACATCTTCAAGAAGCTAGGCGTGACCAACCGCACCCAGGCCGCGCTGCACCACGTCACCGGGGGAAGCATGCACAGTGAACCGACGACGCTCGGCCTGACCGTCGACCGCGAGCCGCCGCGCGGCCTGATCGACCTCCCGCTGCGCCGCGATCCGTTGCCTGGGCGCGGGATCGTCTGGGGCGTTGCAATCGGGCTGCTGGTGTGGCTTGCGGCTGGCGTGGCGTTCCTGATCGTGCGCGGGGTGCTGCGATGGGTGGGGGCATGAACTACGCCGAGTTCATCGCCGCAAAGTCGCACTCCGGTAGTCAGCACGGCGTTGCCCCGCTGTGGCTACCGCCGATCCTGAAGGACTTTCAGTCGGCACTGTGCGAGTGGGCCATTCAGAAAGGGCGCGCCGCGATTTTTGCCGACTGCGGCATGGGCAAGACGCCGATCGAGCTGGTGTGGGCCGAGAACATCGCCCGCGCATCCGGCGGAAACGTGCTGATCCTGACCCCGCTGGCCGTGGCCGCGCAGATGATCGAGGAAGCGGCCAAGTTCGGCGTCGCCGCGACTCGATCGTCCGAAGGCATGGCGCACCGGATCACGATCGCCAATTACGAACGGCTGCACTACTTCGACCCGGCGCACTTCGCTGGCGTGGTGTGCGACGAGTCGTCGATCCTGAAGAGCTTCGACGGCGCCCGGCGAAATGAGATATCGACGTTCATGCGCAAGGTGCCATACCGCCTGCTGGCGACCGCGACGGCAGCGCCGAACGATTACATCGAGCTGGGCACGTCATCCGAGGCTTTGGGCTATCTGGGCCACATGGACATGCTCAATCGCTTCTTCAAGAACGACCTCAACAACAGCGCCACCGGACGGATGCGAGGCGAGGTCATCAAGTGGCGATTCAAGGGGCACGCCGAGGGTCCGTTCTGGCGCTGGGTTTGTTCGTGGGCGCGGGCCTGCCGCAAGCCGTCCGACCTCGGCTTCGATGATGCCGAGTTCAGGCTGCCGCCGTTAACCGAGGTCGAGCACCTGGTCGAGATCGACGAAGCGCCGGACGGCTACCTGTTCGCCATGCCGGCCGCTGGGCTGAAGGAGCAACGCGACGAGCGCCGACGCACGGTGCAGGAGCGTTGCCAGCGCGTCGCCGACATGGTCAACTGCTCTGGCGAGCCGGCGCTGGTTTGGTGTCACCTGAACGAAGAAGGTGACCTCCTGGAGCGCCTGATTCCCGACGCCATCCAGGTGGCGGGGTCGGACTCCGATCAGCGCAAGGAGGAGCGATTGATGGCCTTTGCGCACCGGCAGGCGCGCGTACTGATCACGAAGCCGAAGATTGGCGCCTGGGGCCTCAACTTCCAGCATTGTGCGCACGTCACGTTTTTTCCGTCGCACTCGTTCGAGCAGTATTACCAGTCGGTGCGCCGGTGCTGGAGGTTCGGGCAGCAGCGGCCGGTCCGAGTTGACATCATTACCACCGAAGGCGAGCGCGGCGTGCTGAAGAACCTGCAGCGCAAGGCGACGCAGGCCGACAAGATGTTCTCCAACCTTGTCGCCGAGATGAACAACGAATTGCGGATCGCGCGTGGCCGCGCCTTCGCTCACTCCGAGGAGTTTCCGGCATGGCTGTAGTCGACCAGCGCGTCACCGAGAAGTTTGCCATTTACAACGGCGACTGCATCGAGGTCATGCAGTCGATCCCGCAGGATCGCGTTCATCTGTCGATCTACTCGCCGCCGTTTGGCGGGCTGTACCACTACAGCAGCGACGACCGCGACCTGTCGAATTGCTCAGGGTACGACGAGTTCTTCGCGCACTACACGTTCGTCGTCCGCGAGCTGGCGCGCATCACGCTCCCGGGTCGCATGACCGCCGTGCATTGCATGGACGTGCCTACCGGCAACAGCGGCACCGATGCGCTGATCGACTTCCCCGGAGACATCGTGCGACTGCACGTACGCGAGGGTTGGCGCTACGTCGCGCGCTATGCGGTATGGAAGGAGCCGCTCGCGGTGCGGAACCGGACACTGCAGAAGTCGCTGGCACACAAGACCATCGTCGACGATTCGTCGCGGTGCTCGGTCGCCAATGCGGACTACCTGCTGGTGTTTCGTCGTCACGGCGAGAACCCGATCCCGATCGCGCATCCGACGGGACTGCACGAATACGCCGGAGAGCGGAAGCCGCCGAACGAGCTGCTGGCCTATCGCGGGTGGAAAGGCAAGCAGACAGAGAACCGCTTCTCGCATTGGATCTGGCGGCAGTATGCGTCGGCATTCTGGGATGACATCAGGATGCACCGCGTGCTGCCGTACCGAGAGGCGCGCGACAGCGAGGACGAGAAGCACGTCCACCCGCTGCAGCTCGACGTGATCGACCGTTGCTTGACGTTATGGTCGAACCCAGGCGAGACGGTGCTGACGCCGTTCATGGGCGTCGGCAGCGAGGTATATGCAGCGGTCGGCTTGGGTCGTCGCGGCGTCGGCGTGGAACTCAAACCATCGTACTACCGGCAGGCAGTCAAGAACATCGAGATTGCCGCCTCCGGCCGGCGCAGCGATACCGAGACAGTCGAGATGCTGTTCGACGATGCGCCGATGGACGACGCCGCATGACCACCACCGACCCGCTGATGCTGCAGATCAAGAGCCTGCGCGAGCCGCTGGGCACGCTGGCGCGGGCGAAGCTGGACGCGATCTCCGCCGAGGTGGAGCGGCTGCGCGCCGAGCGCGACGCGGCGCTTGCCGATGCGCGGCGGTATCGGTGGCTGCGCGAACACTTGCCGCAAGGGACGATCAACGACTGCGACGTGACTGACGCCGCGTCATGGGACGCCGCCATCGACGCCGCGCTGAAGGAGGGTGAGAAATGACAGAAATCAAGGGTTGGTATTTCGCAGCAACAGACCGCAAGTTGCGCTACAAAGACGGCCGTGTCGCGGAAGTCGGCGTCACGCACTCAATCGACGGCGCGCCGCGCTGCTGCGAGCGCGGGCTGCACTCGTCAGTGCGCGCGCTGGACGCTCTGCGATACTGTGCGGGGCCGGTTGTTTTCCGCGTCACGTCGTGGGGCGAGATCGACACAATGAACGACAAAATTGCGGCACAACATCGTCGCTACGACGCAGGCGGCGTAGACGTAACGCGCACGTTGGTCGAGTTCGCGGCGCATGTCGCAACGGCGGCGATGCTACTTACCGAACACCACGACGAGCGATCATGGACGGCAATCGAGGCGGTTTGGGCGTGGCTGCGCGGAGACGTCGGCGAGGACGAGTTACGTTCTGCCGCCGCCTACGCCTCCTACGCCGCCGCCGCCAACGCCACCTACGCCGCCGCCGCCAACGCCACCTACGCCAACGCCTACACTGCCGCCGCCTACGCCGTCAACGCCGCCGACTACGCCGCCGCCTACGCCGCCGCCGCTTACGACGAGAGTAACGCGCTGCTGGAACAGATGCTCGACGAGGCGATGGGGGAGGGGAAATGATGGATAGCGTGATCGGAACGTGCAGTATCTGTGGAGGTGCAGTGATGTCCCCAACCGTGTGGCATGGCACGATCCCACCGACGCCGTACTGTACGCAATGTGGTGCGGTTGCGGCGAATCACGGGCCTGTGATCCCGATGTCGCCGTCGCCTGCACCGAGCCGAATATTCACGACGAAGGATTCGACATGACCCCACAAACTGCCCGCCGCCATCGACGCCGCGCTGAGGGAGGGGAAATGAAACTTGACCTGGATGCAATGGAGCGGGCCGCGAGGCTGCACGTCGAGCCCATTGTATGGATGGTGTACAGCGTGGACGGCCAGAGCGCCCGCGTCACCGACAACCCGGCGGCACTAGGCGACGATGAACGAGCGCTGCCGCTTTACACCGAGCCGGCGTACGGCGACGAGGCGGTCCTCGCGCTGTGCAGGATCGCGCGGGCGGCGGGGCAGTGGTATCGAAACGATGAGGGCAGCCCGGTTTCTCTTATGAACGCGCTGCGCGACGCGGGGTTGCTGCCATGACCCCTACCGCCCGCGTTGACCGCATCCTCGCCGAGATATCCGGCGTTGCGGCGCAGTACGGCATCACGTCGTGGGAGCGCGAGTTTCTGACCAGCGTCCGCGAGCGCGGATATCTCAGCCAGAAGCAGGACGCGATCCTCGTCAAGATCGAACAGCGGGTTTTCGGAGACGACGAATGATTGCTTGGCTCGACGCCTCTGCCGCAGCCGCGCTGCTATGCGTCAGCACCCGCACACTGCGCGAGCGCTGGGCGCTACTGCCCGGGTTCCCCGCGCCGATGCGTGTCGGCGGAGTCGGTCGCCCGCGGTGGCGGCAGGACGAGTTACTCGAATGGGCCGAGCGGCAGCGCCAGCAGACCGCCGGGCGGAAGCGTGCAGCGTAAACGAACCGGTACGCCGTCACCGATGACGACGGCACAATAAAGGGGCAACACATGATCGGACGTTACTGCATGGTTCGGACGTACAGCGCAGGCGTTTTCGCCGGCACGGTCACGGCGCGCGACGGCGAAGAAATTACGCTCACCGATGCGCGTCGCATCTGGTACTGGAAAGGAGCGGCATCACTGTCGCAACTTGCCACTGATGGCCCATCGAAGCCGAAGGAGTGTAAGTTCCCGGCGCCGGTTGCCGAAGTGCTGTTGCGCGGCGTGATAGAAATCATCCCGATCGCCGACGCCGCTGCCGCGCAGATTGCGAAGGTGCCGGAATGGCGCGAGTAAAAAACAACGGGTACGGGTACGGGTACGGGTACGGGTACGGGTCCGGGGACGGGTCCGGGGACGGGTCCGGGTACGGGTCCGGGTCCGGGTACGGGTCCGGGGACGGGTCCGGGGACGGGTACGGGTACGGGGACGGGGACGGGTCCGGGTCCGGGTACGGGTCCGGGTCCGGGTACGGGTCCGGGTCCGGGTACGGGTCCGGGGACGGGTCCGGGGACGGGTACGGGTACGGGTACGGGTACGGGGACGGGGACGGGTCCGGGGACGGGGACGGGGACGGGTACGGGTACGGGTACGGGTACGGGTCCGGGGACGGGTACGGGTCCGGGTACGGGTACGGGTCCGGGGACGGGTACGGGTCCGGGTCCGGGGACGGGTACGGGTCCGGGGACGGGTACGGGTCCGGGGACGGGTACGGGGACGGCTAATCCAACCGCGCCGCAATATCAGTCGCGGACTCCCGGTAGTACACCGACAGGCTGCGGATGTCCCGATGCCCCGCGATTCGCGCCAGAGTTAGCACGTCCACGCGTCGGGCCATCCGCGTCAGCGCCTCGGCCCGCAGGTCGTGGAAGTGGGCATCCACGCCGGCCTTCTTCGCCGCCCGGCGGTAAAGCGTATCCAGAACGCGAGAATCGAGCCTAAACACTCGCGGATCGTCCTCATCGACCGGCAGGCACGGCAGCAGGGCCAGCGCCGCCCGGGACAGCGGCACCGCTCGCGCTTCTCCGTTCTTTGTGCGTGGCAGCGTAGCCGTCCGCGCGGCAACGTCGATGTCCACCCACGTCATCCCGCACAGTTCCCCGGCGCGCATCGCCGTGTGCAAGGCCCACAGGATCGCCACACCGACGCGCTGCGTCGCCAGCTCGGCCGGTTCGCCGTCGCCCCAGCCGCAGGCGAGTAGCAGGCGCTCCAGCTCGTCGTCGGCGACGCGCCTGGTGCGCGGCGGTGAGTGCGGCGGGTAGGTGACGCCGGTCACGGGGTTGTCGCGGCAGTAGCCCCACTCGCGCCGGCAGCGCTCGAACACGCTGCGCAACAGGACCATCTCCCTCCGCACGCTGGCGCCGGCCAGCGGTTTCCGCGCTCCGGCCGCGTCGGGCAGCCCGCCAGCTATCGCCAGATCACGCCAGGACGCGATATCGGCAGGCCGGACGTCCCGACATAGCATCCCGCGAAATGGGAGCGTCCTAGCGAGTTTGGCGAGGCGTACCTGCTCCCAATGGGCGCCGCGCTTGGACGGCGAGACGGTGCTGGCATACTGCCCGAGCGCATCGGCCACGCTGCGGGCGATGATCTCGCCCCGCGCACCGGCGCGAATCTCGGTCTCCTGCTGCGCCGCCCATGCCAGCGCGGCGGCCTTCGTGTCCCGGGTGGCGGAGATGCGCCGGCCGTGACACCATACTTCCGCCCGCCACGTGTCGCCCCGCTTGCGTACCGTGCCCATTACCCGCCCCTCCCGTGGCGTGACGCTGGCGTGGCGCCATGCGGGATTATGCGGCGGAAGGCGGGATTGCGCTAGGGGATTTGGACGGCGCTACAGAGTGAAAACGGCCCCGCGCGGTGAAACGCGGAGCCGTGTATTGGTGCCCAGAAGAGGCATCCGAACTCAAGCACTGGCGCGGTCTGCAGCGCTGTTTGGCGTGATTCTGGCGTGATAGCGGCCCCACAGCGCGTCGGAATCACGCCGACGTAGGTAGACACCAACCGCCCGCCGATCGCCCCACACGCGTCGATCTGGCAGGCCGGTTTAGACGAACAGCGTCTGCGGCGCCCGGGTTTCGCAGCAAGACTCGCGGAACATCCGCCGCTCGGCGTGCTCGCCCCGCTTGCCGATGTTGAACGACGCCACCGGACGGTGGTAGCCCATCACCCGCGTCCACACCTCGCACCGCTGGCGTTCCTCCGGCCGTAGCAGATCGGCCGGGTCGCCGTCGGGCGGGATGTCGATCGGGTCGTCGCAGGCCATCAGCCGCGCGCCTTGCGCCGGGTTTTCTTCGCCGCCTGAGCGGCCTCGCGCGCGTCACCGTAGGATTCCGCTGCCGCCTTCAGCTCGTCGCTGACCGGCATCCGCTCCGGGTCGGTGTTGTAGCGCAGGGCGACGTGGTTGGCCGCCAGATCCTGCGCCACGGCGGCGTAGGACGTGCCGGCGTAGCTCACCAGTTCCTCGGCGGCGTGCAGGTAGCGCGGGCCGTTGCGCTCGGACAGCGTGAGCAGGTAAGCCACGCCAGCGTTGCCGATGTCGCTGAACTTGAATTTCGCCATCACTTCTCCTTCGGGTTGCAGACTTCGTTGTACTGCCGGTAGGCCGCGATCAGCGCGTCATGGTCGATCCGGCAGGCGTGGTACTGGCCGTAAGCCTCCACCACCGCCGCCAGCAGATCCCCCATCGACGCGCCGGATTTCAGCCCGGGGAGCGTCTTGGGGCACGGCAGCAGGAGCGACGGCGGCGGGCTCCACGCGCACGCCACTGGCCGCGGCGTTGTAGATGCGCAGGCCGTCATCGTCGAGACGGCAATCGCGATACACAGGCGCCTGCACCACACGCTGCACCTCCTTCTTGATCTCGATCACCCGCAGCCGATCGGTGGCCTGCGCATCACGCAGCGCGTCAGCCAGCTCGGCCGTCCGCGTCGCCAGCGTCGCCCGCTTCGATTCCGATTCCGCCACTGCCTGCGCCACCTCCGCGGCGTTGCGCGCACGCTCCGCATCGAGGCGCGAGGAGTACCAGGACGAGGTGACGCCAAAGGTCGCCGCCGCGGTGCCGATCGCGACAGCGGCAGCGCCGACCAGCATCAGGTTCATTTCTTGTCCAGCTCATCCCGCCACTTGCCAAACTGCTTGCGCGAGTCGTCGGCGAAGTCCTTCACGGCTTCGGCGGCCTTCGTCTTGTCGACCGCCCCGCGCCGCCACAGGAACACCATGAAAACGACGCACAGCACCGAGAACGTGATCAGGACGAACTCGAACAGACTCATGGCTTGTCCTCTGGACGTGCGCGCGACTCGTCGCGCGTTGAGTAGGCATTGATCGCAGCGCCTGCCGCGCGCTGCACGACGAACACACCGAGAACGCCGAGCAGCAGCGTCTCCACCTCTTTGCCGGCCAATTGCCGCACCACCACCACCCACCCCGACAGTGCGGCAAAACCAACGAGGATGTGCTTGTCGAGCGATGCCCTGTTCGTGACCGTGTCGAGCAGGAGGTCGCGCAGGTCGTAGCGGTTGTCGCGGTCCAGGTGCCAGCGGAACAAGACAGCCACGGCCACTGCGGCGCCAATGAGTAGCGCGATATTTGTCCACGTCCAATCGATCATCATCACGGCAGCCTCGAGTAATCGGCGAGCAGGAACATCGCCTGCTCGCTGCAGCGCCGCCACAGCAAGCCGGCGCTCCGTTTACCGTTGATCAGGCACCACTTGGGAAACTCGCACGCGGCCGCGGCGAAGTTCTCGCGGTTGACGAACTTCAGCAGCGTCGAATCGCCCAGACCCTCGGCCACCTGGTCGGAATCGATGTCGAGCCCGACGTTGAACGCGAAGCACACTAACGCGTCGAACTCGTGCTGCCGGAGCTCGGGACGCACCAGCTCGGAGACGCCATTCTCAAACCGCAGCAGATCGAGATCGAACAGCGCATCGGCTTCCTGCTGTGTGATCGGCTCGCGCGGGTCGGTCGGCTGCATCAGGTGGCCGCGCCCGATCGTCCACTTGCCGCCGGCGTCCAGGTACGGCACCAGGCGACAATCCTCGAACGCATGCAGCACGCGCCGGCCGTCTGGCGACAGGCGCTGGCTCATCTCGTTTTCTTCCACAGTTCACGCGCGTCGCGCTCTTCGTGCGCCAGCAGGCGGCGCTCCAGTTCGCCGTCCTTTACTCGGAGCCCTTCGATAAGCGTGATCAGCAGCTCGCGATCGCGCCGCGCGTCCTCGCGCGTGTAGCGTTCGGCGCGAAACTCGGAGATCGTCGCTATGGCGCTGTCGATCTTGGCCGACAGCTGCGCCAGCCACCAGATGCCGCCCGCCGTTTGCAGGATGACCATCACGAGCATCGCCAGCGGGATCTCGCGCCCGACGTGCCAACGGTCGGTAGTCCGTCGCCGGTCATCCTGCAGATCGATGTCGTCGCGTTCGCTCACATTCCTTCCTTTTAGACCTCGCACGCCAGCAACACCGGGTCACCGAAAGCGGTCGCCCCGGAGTCCGCGAAGAACTGGATCTCGAACGACGTGCCGGTATAGTCGGCAGAGGTCCGATCGACCCTGAACACATACCCGCCAGAGATGGACACCGTCAGCGTGCGCGCCGGGCCGGAGAGCTGCGTCACCACCGCGGATAGCGCATACGGGCCCTCGTCCCAGACATACCCACGCACGCCGATCAGGTTGTAGGTCGTCGAATCGTTCGCGGGGTAGGAATCGCCTGGCGTTTCGACGCCGCCGCCGGAGTTGTACCGGCCGACCCAGAAAGTACCGTCGACGTACACGTTGGGCGTATGCGTCGCCTCGCACGTGAACGGCACCGACGGCATCAGCGTGCCGGAGATCGGGAACGAGGCGTCGACCTGGAACGAGTTTCCGATCAACGACGGATCGCTGTAGACGAGGACCGTGATCACGCACGCCCGCACGTGACCATCCGTCGGGAAAACGTCGTAGATGTCGATGCTGGTCGTATCACCGGACAGCGAGAACGCGATGTTCTCGCCGTCGGCGAGCGGCCCGTTGTACGTAATCTGGAACCCGAAGTACGTCGGCGGGAATGGTATGGCCTCCGGCGTGTCGTTCTGCGCGATGGACTGCGGCGCGATCGACAGCTCGGTCTGCAGCGAATTGACCGACCAGGTCGGAATGACGTGGGTCATTCCGCCTTCGGCGAAGTAGATCGGCACGCCCCACTGCTCCACCCCAAGAATCGCCGTGAGCTGGATGAACGAGTCGGCGTAGGTCGTCGAGTGCGGCGTGTGTATCAGGCGCACCGCGCCGACCGGGCTCGCCTCCGGGATCAGCGCCAGGTCAGGCAGCCCGCTCGGAAAATCCTCTAAGGTCCACGTCAACGGCCCCGGCGGCGCGCAGATCGGCGTGATCAGGAACTCGAACGCTTCGTCGTTGTAGCCGATCGTCCAGTACGGCGTGTCCTCGTGCACCCGGAACGGTCCCGGCATGAACGACCCGGACAACGCGGTCACCTCCCAGCCGCAGAATGCCGGCGGTACGACCGGCTCCTCGACCGTCACCGGGGCCTCTACCGTCACCGGCTGCACCGCATCCGGCAGCGCCACCCGCATGTCGATGTTGCGCGGTAGGCTGCCCGCCGGCTGCAGCTGGAACTTGTACCGGCTCACAGCCCCACCTCGAAGGTGAACGGCACGTGCCCAGTGGCCTCGACCGCGACAGTATGCGTGCCGGTGGTGGCGGCGAACTGGACGCGGCCGCGCGCGTCGGTCGTCTTCGCCGCGCTGCCGTCGAAGGCAACCCGCGCGTCCTTCAGCGGCCGGCCGTCGTTGTCGACGAACGTGAGCGTGACAGTGCCGTTGTTGAACGCCACGTCGACGCCCGCATCGGTGGTCGCCGGCAGCGCGACGCTGTGCGCCGTCACCGCGACCGTGGCCTGGGTGCGGATGTACTCGGCCGTCACCGCGATCGCCGCCGCCTTCGGCCGCACCTCGACCGCCAGCACCATCAGCACCGGGTCGGCACCGGAGAACGGCCACTCCGGGTTGGCCACCAAGCGCACCCAGCGGCCCGGCCGCAGATCGGTCCGCGACGAACGGAAGCGGACGTCGTAGCGCTCGCCGGCGCGCCGGCCGAGGATCCGCTTGCCCACTTGCTCGGCGTTGATCGGCTCCCGCAGCCAGGCGAGCTCGAGCGCCTGCGCTACGCCGCCGAAGCGCCGCGGGCTGGCCGTCAGCTCGACGTGGTGCTGCGGCTTGCCGGCGACCGTCTCCTGGTCGTAGCCGAGCTGCAGCACGTCGCAGGTGTCATCGATCGAGGCCGACACCTCGAGCTCGCCGGCGGCGAACTTGTCGAGCTCGATGACCGGGCCCGCCACCGTCGCCGTCGGGTACAGCCGCGCCGTGTCCGGCGTCCAGATCGCGCCGGCCGACTGCGCCACAGCGTCGAGGTGCGCGCGAACGCTGGCCACCGCATCCAGCGAGCCCGCGAGGCGGAGCCCGGCGGCCGCGCACTCGGCGCGGAACGCCGGCCAGGTCGTCGTCCGGCCGGCGAGCCGCATGATGTCCGCAAAGATGTCCGCGGGGTTTTCGAGCAGGGCGCCGGTGGTCGGGTGCCGTTTGCCGGAGCCGCAGGCGCTGACCACTGCGCTGGCGGGCGCGGGCGCTGCCAGGTTGACCACGGTCCACGTATTGCCGACGCCGTCGGACTCGGTGGCGTAGTCCCAGCCCGCCGTCGCTTCGTCGTCGACGTAGACGCCGGTGATCTCCATCGGGTGATCGGCGGCGAACCACTGCGCGGCCGTCAGCTTGAGCAGCCGGAACGGCGCCGCGGTCAGGTCGCCATAGCGGTGTGGCAGCGGCTCGTCGACGGCGAAGTCGCCCAGCGCGCGCGACATCCGCAGCGGAAGGTCTTCGGAGAGCAGCAGGTTCACGCCTCGATCTCCAGCACCACGGTCCGCCCGTAGCTGACCAGCGACACCAGGCCGGCAAAGAACAGCGCGCCGGCATCGTCATAGACCTCGGCCGCGGAGCGCAGCGGCCGGCCGACGATGGTCGCCGCCCGCCGCCCGCTGTTGTCGAGCGTCACGGCCAGGCTCGGCGCCTCGCCCACCTGCAGGCCGGAGGCCTCGCCGGCCCGCACTGCCAGGCGCATGGTGCCGACCTCGAGCAGCAGCGGGTACGCGCCGCCGCTGGTCGGCTCGGTGAAGGTCACCGCCGCCGGCGTCAGGTGCAGCACCAGGTGCATCGCTATTGCCAGACGCCGGAGAGCTGCAGCTCGGCCGAGAACCGGCGCTGCAGCGCCGCGTCCGGCTGGTAGTCCCACACGTCGACGATGTCGACCTCGTCGGTGTTGATGCGCGCCAGCAGCACCTCGGTCGGGCGCGTGATCTGCGGCACCACGATGATCGGCTCGTCGTCGGCGCCCTTGCACCAGTCGAGGAGCGCCGTCAGGCCGGTCATGTCGGTCTCGTTCATCGCGCCTTCGGACCACGAGACGGTGCCGCCGACGGCCTTGCCGAGCGACCGCCCGCCCTGGTAGAGCCCGGCGGACTCGCGCTCGATTCGATACTGGCGCCGCAGCTGCACGGCCGCCGACAGCGAGGTCGTGAGCGGCGTCCCTGCCCACCACCAGCCGATGCCCCCGCCGGTCGCCGAGCCCAACGTCAGCCGCAGGTAGCGCGCCGTCTGGGCAGCAAATTCCTTGACGATCGCGCCGGCCTGCCAGGTAAGCGTCTGGTTCCAGGTGTACACGCCGGCCGAGGTGCCGCCCTCGAGCAGCAGCGTGGTGCCGGTCGGCAGCGTGTGCAGCGCCAGGGCGACCATGCTGACCGACTGCGCGCTGCCCAGATCGGCGACCAGCGTCGGCGCCGCGCCCGACCACTGCCAGCGCTCGACGCCCGGCGTGGTGATGTTGCTCACCGCCCACGGCTGCAGCACGCGGAACTGGAACGCGTCGCCGGTGACGAACGACGGATACGCGCCCGGCGTGAACGCGATCGACAGGCCCGAGTCGAGCGCCGTTGCCGTGCCCGGGATGGCCAGGCTGCCGCTCCACGATCCCGGCGTGCCGTTCACAGTCTTGCGCCAGCGGTAATGCCCGCCCTCGATCGAGAACGTGAAGCGGTCGCCCTTGGCGAACGGGATGCCGCCCGGCTGCAGCAGGAAGGTGAGCCCGCCGGAGCTGTAGGCCGCCGGCGTCGCCGGGTTGTAGGTGTACTGCGCCATCGCCCCGGACACCGAGCCGCTCACGTACCACTTCTGGATCGCGTTGCCGTCCTGCCCGCCGGCCAGGTACAGCGCCTGCGCGGCGATGATCGGCAGCGTGAGCACGTCGCCGACCTGGTACGTCGCGCCGCTGGCCGCATCGCCGATCGCCAGCGAGATCTGGTCGCCCTCGCGCAAGTCGCTCGGGCACTTGACGTTGATCTGGAACGCGAATTCGTGCGTGCTAAAATACTTGTCCTTGGCCGATGCGCGCCGTGCGCTGTAGTACGGCCTGTTGTTGAAGGCGGGCGCGTACCCGCCACCGTCCGACCCGACGACCTCCCAGTAGTAGGCGTCGCCGTAATCCTGCCAGCATCCGTCGCCGGACTCCTGAACGCTGGCGCTAGATTTTCCCAGGGGAGAGATCCCCGCGGAGATGTAGACCCAGTTGAGCCGGGCCTTGTAACGATCGGTGAGCAGCGCCGTCATGCCGGCGATACGCGACGATTGGGGAACATAGAGCTCGGTCCCCGCCGCGACGGCCGGCAGCAGCTCCGTTGCCGGTGTGCCGGCAGCAATGCGGGTGCCCGCGGTCGCTTCGTGCAACCACGCGCCTGGCGTGCCCTCGTTCATGCCGTAGCGACCGGTCGCGGAGGTAACCCCGCCCGTAGGCGAGGTGACCCGGCCCCAGAAGTACACCGTCGCGCTGCCACCGGCCGTGACGTTGGCCAGCACGAACCCGTAGCGTACGCAGCCCTTGATGGCCTTGCGCACCTTGGTCGCGCCATCGTTGTCGACGAAAAGCCCGACGGCGTTGCCCGCCACCAGCGCCTCGAATGCGGTGACGGTTGCCGTCTGCAGCGAACCGAACGCGGCCAGCACATCGGCCTGGATCTCGGTAACCACCGAATCCCAGGCAGCGACGCCCGCGGTGTAGTACGCGCCGGCAGGCAGGACATCCAGCTCGGCCAGCGTAGACTCGAACTTCTTTGCCAGCTCGAGCAGCGAATCGGCCACGTACCCGACGGCATTGGACGGCGAGGAGACGAACGGCGCCTGCGCGGCATCGTATGCCGTCAGGTCCGACATCTTCTTCACCGTGTCCGCCACCCACTGGTAGAGGCTGACGAGCCGCGTCACATTCGCGGCCTGATAGCTCATTGATTCACCTCCTTCGGCAATCGTGCCGAGACAAGACGTGTACAGGTTCGGAATCGGCAACGAGTCGCAGAGGCAGTCACCGGACGGGCGCTTGGTGTATGTCAGCGTGATCGATTGGTCGGTGGCATCCGGCCCGAGCGACAACGCGACCGGGCACAGCGGTGCCGGATCGGGATCGCCAGTTTCGCGCGGCGCATAGCTCACCCCAACGACCGAGAAGCGCCCCTTCGGCGTGCCACTGTCCGGCGGCGTCTTACGCGGAATCCGGAACCCGAAGTTGCTGCCGACGTACAGATCGTTCGTCACCACTACGCCGAGGTCGCCGGACAGCGAGCCGGATACCGACCACCGCTCCGCGCCCAAGTGCGCCAGCGGGTGATCCTTGCCGTTGACGGCATAGCAGGTGGCGGTGATGAGCTCCGTCTGCGCGCCAGAGAGCGCGTAGGTGTCGACAAACCCGGTCGCATAGTCGGAGCCTGCGCCCGTCGACGGCTCGACGTGTGCGTCGGTGCGCGTCTGCAGATCACGGGCGGCCTGCCCGCTGGGGCTGCGGTCGTTGGCGATGACGCCGACCACGTCGAGCAACGCGGAGCCGGTCTTGATCGCATTCAGCAGATCGTAGAGCGTCGCGATCGAGCTGTAGGACTCGTTGGTGGTGCCATTGGTGACGGCCACCGTACGCCCACCGGTGACGAAGCGCACCGCCGTGCCGGCGCGGATCGTCCGCTTGATCTCCGGCACGAAGTGGTACAGCCACTTGCC